ACAAGAACGCTTTGCACAACTCGTTGCAGAAGGCAAAACACAGGCTGATGCTTATCGTGGGGCGTTTGATACTAAGCCAACAACTAAGCCTGAAACGATCATTGCTAACGCGTCACGGCTAATGGCTGACAGCAATATTTCAGCAATGGTTGACGAGCTACGCAAACCAATCATTGAAGCCGTTGGCATTACGCTTGAATCGCATTTAAAAGACTTAATGACGTTGCGCAACCTTGCTGTAAAAAACAATCAAATTAACGCGGCAATTACGGCTGAAATTGCCAGAGGTAAAGCAGCAGGCGTATCAACAGATCGTGTTGAAGCAACTATAAAAACAGCCTCAATAAAGAAATTTGAGTTTATTGAGGATGACGGATTAGATGACGATGACGACGAAGATTAGAGTAAGCATTCCGCAAAAAAAGTTCATTAATTCAAAATCAACACATCCAGCAATGGTTGCAGGATATGGAGCGGGAAAAAGTCACGCGGCAGTGTTAAGGATTATTAAACTTGCATTACAATATCCAGCAATGGATTTTGGTTTTATTGAGCCGACATACGATTTAATTAGATTGATTGCGTTTCCACGCTTTGAAGAAATACTGCAAAAACTTGAGATAGAATATAAATTAAATCGAAGTGATGCGACCATCAAACTAGAGAACGGTTCACAGATAATATTTAGATCGGCTGACAACCCAGAGCGTTTGGTTGGGTTTGAAGTTGCTGACGCGGTGATAGATGAAGCTGATACGCTACGCATAGACCAAGCAAGAACAGTATGGGTTAAAATGCTTGGAAGATGCAGACAAAAGAAACCAGACGGGAGAAAAAACACTCTTGCGGCAGTATCAACACCAGAAGGTTTTGGTTTTATGTATGAGACTTGGGGAAAAGAAAAGCGCAAAGGATATAAGCTAATCAAAGCTCCAACAAGCTCAAACAAAAGGCTTCCTGCTGGATATGTTGACCAATTAAAGGCAACCTATTCAAGCGCACAATTATCCGCGTATCTTGATGGCAATTTTGTTAATTTAAATGCAGGAAGTGTTTACCATGAATTTGACAGAAATCTTAATTCATCCATTGAAGTTATTAATTCAGACGATGTTTTGCATGTTGGGTTGGATTTTAACGTTTCCAATATGTCTGCTGTTATTCATGTATTGCGCGGTGACAGCGTTCATGTTGTTAATGAGCTCACTGGCGTGTTCGATACGCCAACAATGGCGCGGTTATTAAAAGAACGCTACCCAACGCACAGGATTTTAATTTATCCTGACGCAAGCGGTAACGCTCGAAAATCAAACAACGCAAGCGAATCAGATCACAGCATTTTGCGCTCGTATGGGTTGCAAGTGTTGGTTAATTCACGCAATCCATTCATTAAAGATCGCGTGTTATCAGTTAACGCCATGATTCACAATTTAGGCGCAAGACGTTATTTTGTTAATGCGCAGTATTGTCCAATGCTGGTTGAATCACTTGAAAAGCAATGCTATGCAAAAACGGGTGAGCCTGACAAAGCTGGTGGGTTTGACCACGTTGTTGATGCAACAGGTTATTTTATTGCGTATAGATACCCGCTAGTGAATAATAGGCCAACATTTGCAGCAATTACAGGAATTTAAAAATGGCAGTAGACACTAAACATTCTGAATATTTAGAATATAAAAACCAATGGGATAGATGCGAAGATGTTGTAGAAGGACAAGACGAAATACATAAAGAAGGCATTGAATATTTACCGCGTCTTAGTGGGCAAACTGATGCTGAATATTATGCTTATAAAAAAAGAGCAATGCTATATAACGCGACTGCTAGAACGGTAAATGGATTGACTGGTTTATTATTCCTTAAACCCGAAGTCATCACAGCACCTGCAGCAATGGATAATATTATTGCAGACGTGACAATGGGTGGGTTATCGTTGCATCAATTTGCTGAAATGGTAGCAGAAGAAGTTATTACTATCGGACGTTGTGCCGTGCTTGTCGATTACCCACCTATTGTTAACGCGGTAACACTTGCACAAGCACAGGCACAAGGCGCAAGACCTTACGCGACCATGTACGATGCAGAATCAATCATTAACTGGAAAACGGGGCGCATTAACAACGTTGAACAGTTAACGCTTGTTGTGCTTGAAGAAGAACACGAGATTGCAGTTGATGAGTTTGAATCTAAATGTGAACCGCAATGGCGCGTTCTTGATTTAGGCGATGGTGGAATTTATCGTCAACGTGTTTTCCGCAAAGACAAACGCGGTGAATTTATTTTAGTGGATGAAATTTATCCACAAATTAACGGCAAAGCATTAAACAAAATACCGTTTGAGTTTTTTGGCGTGCGTGACAATTCACCATGTGTGGATAAACCTCCATTGCTTGACCTTGTTGACGTTAATTTATCTCATTACAGAACCACAGCCGATTATGAACATGGCTTGCACTTTACTGGACTACCAACACCTGTAGTCACTGGTTATTATTCAGACGATAAAAGCGCGTCACTTCGTATCGGTAGCGGAACGGCATGGTTATTGCCAGACCCGCAATCAAAAGCATTTTATCTTGAATTTACAGGGCAAGGCTTAGGCGAACTGCGCGAGGCATTGCGCTCAAAAGAGGCAATGATGGCAACACTTGGGGCGCGTATTTTAGCACCAGAAAAACGCGCAGCAGAATCAGCGCAAACGGCTAATATTCACAGATCAAGTGAAAACAGTGTACTTGCTTCAATTTCACAATCAATCAGTATCGGATTAACGCACGTCATGGAGTATTTGCGCGATTGGTCGGGCGTAACTGGTGATGTTAAGGTTGAGTTAAACCGTGATTTTATTCCAAACTCAATGACAGCTCAGGACTTGGATAGTTTAGTTAAGGCTTGGCAAAGCGGTTCAATCTCACATCAAACTCTATTCGATAACCTTGTCGCTGGTGACATTATCATGCAGGACGTATCGTTTGACGATGAGATGGAGCGCATTGCAGTTATGCCTGCTACTGGTGGGATGTTGTAATGGAAGAATCAGCTAACACGCAACTACGCGATAAAACGATTGCACATGAAATTTATTTGCAGCGATATTATTCATCAACAAGTAAAAAGGTCATGGACTTGTTGCGTGTTGTTGAAAAAGATTTGGTTAAACAATTAAAAACGCTAGACCTTGATAGCCAAATGACAATTCCACAGATTGACGCGCGTTTGGAATCAGTGCGGGCGATTTTAAATGAAGGTTATGATTTAGCCGGTAAAGAGTTAATCAGTAACATGAAAGACGCAGCAGAGTATGAGCAAGAATGGCAAATCAAAGCCATTGATGATTCAACGCCTGTTGTGCTTGATATGGTAGCGGTTGCGCCCGTGACGTTATTTGCTGCGATTGAATCAAAACCATTGCAGGGAAAACTGATTAAAGAATGGATTGATAAATTAGATCAAGATAGTTACACGCGCATACAGGACGCGGTTAGGATTGGCTTAGTTGAAGGGCAATCTTATAGTGACGTGGTTAAACGCATTACAGGCACGAAAGCATTGCAATACACTGATGGCATTAACTCACTTAACGCACGTCAAACGCAGGCATTGGTATCAACTGCAATGTCACACGCAACCAATGTAGCAAGCGAAGAATTTTATAAAGCCAACGACGATTTAATAAAAGGCTGGCAATTTTTAGCTACGCTTGATTTTAAAACAACAACCCTGTGCAAATCATACGATGGTCAAAAGTTTGATTTAGGTAAAGGTCCATATCCACCTGTCCACGTTAGATGCAGATCAAGCACCGTTCCTGTTTTAAAATCGTGGAAAGAAATGGGAATGAAAGACCCACCACCAGGAACAAGATCATCACTTGATGGGCAAATTAGCGAAACAATCAATTATGATGAATGGTTGCGTAAACAATCACATGAAAAGCAAGATGAAGCACTAGGAAAAGGAAAAGCTGAAATATTTAGATCGGGCGTAAAGCTGGAACGATTTGTTGAAAATGGGAAAGAATTAACGCTTGAGCAATTGAAAAAAATTGAAAAATAAATGTTTATGCTGTATAAATGCGACAAACACTCGCCATGTGTTTACTATAGTGTCGTTGGTGTTACACCTTTCATCAACGGCACACCCTAATTTGCAAGGAAATAGTCATGTCATTTTTTGATAATATTGTTCATAAGGTTTCAGACGGTGCTAAAAAAGCAGTCGATGAAGCAACAAGTGCAGTTGATGATATTTCACACGGTGACATTATCGGTGCGGCAGAACACGTTGAAAATATCCGTGAAATCCCACAAGATACAGCGATTGAAATTATTAAAGACGCAATTTAGATTTTATTAACGATGGCAGAGCCGTCAACCACAACCCAGAGGGTTATATGTCAGAAGAATTAAGTATTGCAGAGCAAATTAAAGCCGCAGTTGATGAAGCAACAAGCGGACTTGCAAAGAAAAACGGTGAACTTTTAGCAGAGCTGAAAGAGGCACGAAAAGGAAAGCAAATAGATCCAGCGGAATTGGATAAACTACAAAATAAAATTGATGAGTTAGAAAACAATCTAAC